TTATATGTAGGGAAATTAACAAACCATTTATTCATATTTTCTCCTTATGTAAGAAACCCTAATTAAAGGGCTTCATCTCCAATAGTTACAACACCCGCTGAGTGCTTAACGTCCGTTACAAACATATCCCAGTTTGTGCCTGTTGCGATTTCTGCATTAGTTGGAGATTTGCCACCGTTTGCAGTATCCCAAGAGTACCCTAGCATTTTCATAGTGAAAGTGTAATCAGCTTGTACAGTTGTTTCGATACGCTCTTTCCCGTTGCTTGTTTCTGTATTCGTGATGAAGTCAGAAGTTCCGCCAATTTCAATCGCACCGCTTGCAAGTGTGAGAACGATTTCTTTGTTTGGAGTTCCTGCAACTCTAAGTGCTGGAGCATCTGTAACAACAATATTTTTACCTAAAATATCAACTACACGAACATCGCCAGATGTAAATAGATTTGTTGTATTCCCTATGTTTTGCCCGATAAGCTTGTGATAAGTAGCACCACGCATAACACGAGTAACTAGCATAGACGAACTGTCCCCAAACTTTGCATCTGTTGAGTTAAGAACAGTATGAGAGATACCAGCTGTAGCAGATACATCATTCGTTACACCAGCAACATTACTAATAGCAGCAACAAGAGCAGCAATAGCGCTGTTTACTTGGTCAGCCATAATCGCTTCAGTCATTGAGTTAGAAATTACATTTAAAGCCTCAACTTCGTTTGAACTAATCCAAGCCATTTGTGCTGGTTCAAAAATAATCGGTCCGAAACCGCCTGCAACTTTTACTTCAACCGCTTTACTTTGGGATAATGCCAAAGCCGAAACTGTGCCGTTTGTTGCATATCTATCTACACGTCTTTGACTTGATACTAAAGAGTTGTAAAAACTTCTCTCAAAAAAATCTCCACTAAAACCATCAGCACTAAGCATAATCGTGTTATTTGAAGCTGAGTTAAACAGTTCAATTTGTTGTCCTAGTTTTTCAACTACTAACTCTCTTGCATTCGCTATGAATACTTGCATATTTGTTAAAGCCATTGTTTAATCCTTATAATTTAAATTTATCTTTGATATAGGCTAATTGTTCCGCTTTAGAACCATTCAGCCCGCCGCTTGGTTTGCTTTCGCTTCCCTTGTTATTCCCATTGTCACTTGTACCAGTTGCTTTATTTCTAACAAACTTTGAAAGTGTAGCACGAATTTCTTTGTCGTCTTTCGTCCACTTTGCAACATCACCGTCATACTCTAAGAAGTCTTTTGCAAAACGCTCAATGATTTCACGCTCAACTGCATCTGTTGTTAATTCAGCACTAATCGTTTTAACGAGTAAATCGCCTTGACGTTCTGCCACTTTGCGAGTTAGTTCTTCAAGCTGTTTAGCTGTTGATAGCTTAGCCTCTTTTTCAGATTTCCAAAGTTTTTCAAATTCTTGTTTTTCTGCAAGTCGTGACTCTTCAATCTTCAAGCGTTCATCATCAAGCTCTTTTAGTCTTTGTTTAGCTGATTTATTGTTCTCTCTCTCAGAGTTCAAAGCGTTTTTTAATCCGCTAACATCTTCTAAGCCATCAACTCTGAGTTTGTAACCGCTATCTGTTTGTTCATAGAACCCGTGCAAAGCCGTATCTATACCTTCAAGTGTTTCCGTTTGAAATTTAAGCATAATAACCTCTCGTTATTGTAGTTTTATAGCGTCACGCTATAGTGAGAGAATGGTAGCATAATTTTGTGGGATTGTTTTTTGGTGAAAGTTGGTGAGCTATAATTAAATAGCTCTAAGGCGGCAAATGAAAATAACCCTTAATCTTTAAAATGTTTTGGCTAGATTTTCTCATAGTGCCGCCTTATTTTGTAAGATGGGTTATTATACTATTTTATTTATTGTATTTCTAAATCAATTTCAGTTAGTATATCTTTCAATACTGACACATAATCTCCATTACTTATTTTTATTAAGTCATTAATCCTATGCTTTATATTCATAGCTGTTTTTCTTGAATGATGTTGCGATTCATTCCAAACAGTTAGCATATAAAAATCATCTGTATTTGGCTTTGTCTCTTTAAATGTTAGGCTTGTTTTTGCTTTATATTTATACATCTTTTTATCCTTTTGTTTAGTTGATATATTATACTACAATTCTAATTTCTTTAACTCATCTAAAGTAAGATATTTCCCTGATTTATCCACAAATCTATCAATGCTCTCACCGCTTTTGCGATATAACTTTGCACGCTCAACTCCTAACACTTCATTTTGAAACTTTGCATCTTGTCGCTTTAAAAAGTCGTTATATGTATATTTTTGAGGCACTGTGCCGAACTGTGAGGACTGCGTTTCTGTTCCATCGTCTAAGCTGTATTTATCTTTTAGAATTTTTAAAGTATATGATCTACATGAAAAATGTCTGGGACACTTTGGAGCTTCACCTATTTTATAAATTCCATCACCATTATATGAGGATGCAGACAAACACAAATCTGAAGTGCGATTGTCCAAAGTCGCGAAAAACCTCTCACCCTTCCATAGCTTATCATTACCGCTAAAAACATTCTCTCTCGATACATTTCCAACATGATTCGCTAAAGTCCTTACAAGTGCCTCTGCTTGACTTCTAGTGCGGTTATTTGAAAGACTTTGAATGTTTGAGACTATCTCATCAGTTGTTAATCCTTCTGCGATACCTAATTGCACATAACTCTTAATATCTTTGTAATAACGCTTTGAAAATTGCTTGATGGTTTGGTCGATACTCATCGGCTTTTTACCATCTAAAGTGAGCTTAGATTTTCCTAGCATTATTTGCATAGCTTCGACATTGATTCCAGTTGATACAACCGCAGTACCTACTGCCACGTTATTTGTAATCATCTTCGTAATAAACTCATCTTCATACATTGCTAAGTCTGTAAACGTGTCAAGATTTAAAGAGTTCTCAACCGATGATGTGATTAAAGCTTCTAATTCCAAGAGTTTTGCGGATAGTGCTTTTTTATCCATGATGGTTAGGTCTACAGAATCTAAACTTTTAATTACATTATCTCTGAGTTTGTTTAGCTCTGGCAAGAAGTCACGATATAAGCCTCTGCCATGCCTTTGCAGGTATATTTGGTGCTTAGTAATATCGTCAAACATTTTTAAATTCCTCTAATTTATAAACAACAACATCATTAAACAAGCATATTTTTTCTTTAACTTTATATTTTACATTAAAAATTTCTATAACTTTATAATCTAAAAAAGCATCTTCAAATTCTTTTACTTTGCCATTAAGTGATTTAATTTCTAACATTTCACTTCCTCCAGATTTTGATGTATATTCCCGATAACTTCAATATCATCTAAATAAAAATATAGATCGTCATGATGATTATTGTTTAATAAATATCTCATCATCCAACAACCATGATAAAAAACTACTTCTAATATATCTTTATTATCATTTTTTACCAAGTCTGATTCATAAATATCAACGCCGTTTTTGTCTAATAATCCTGTGTATTGCATATAAATACCATTGCTACTAAGCTCGTGACCTAATTTAGCAATCTCACTTAATGTTTTTGCATCTTGCATAGTTCCATCTATAAAACATCTAAACTTAATCTCTCTCATCTCAATCCCTCCAAATAATATCGAACCATAGCGTTATATAAATTACGCTTTGACTCTGTATCTCTATAACTCGCCACTGTTTGACGGGTTAAGTTGTAGAACTTTGCTAGGTGGGTTAGGTTGATGTTAGTCATTAGTTTTACAAACTTTTTTCAAAGTTCATCAAAATTTTTATTAAGAGATTTAATCTCATCATTTATTGCAGCACTAACAAGAACCTTTACTGCATCCATGACGCTGTGTGGTATTTTTGCAAAATTACCATCAATACCAATATATATATTGTGACTTTTAAGATTGGCGTTTATAAATCTTTTTTTAGACTCCTCTGCCTCTCTGATTTGTTTTTTCAAACTTATCGCTTTTTCCATATTTTCAACTGTCATCTTTTTTATCCTTTTATGTTTTGATAGAATAATTATATACTAACAAAGCTTAAACAAGTGTTAAATATTTTTACAATCCACTCGCTAACATTTCCGCTTCATCGTCAATATCTGCGTCGGTTCTAGATTGTTCTATAACATCGGCTTGACGAAGGTTTCGTCTCAAATCAGACATAGCGAAAACGCCTTTATCGAGCAATAATATCTGGGAACTTATCTCTTGCGGACTCATTCCTTGGTCGAAGAACTCTCTATTAAGTTCAAAAGTAATCTCAACACTGTCACTTACTAATGAACTACTCTGGAAGTCATAAGCCCACATCAAAGCTTGTTTAATAGCGTCACTCGCATTAGCAGATAGATTATCTAAAACACTATTTTCTGAGCTGTATCTAATACGGACAGCTTCTGCTGTTTCAGCTTGACCGCCTCCAGTGATTATTCTAGCACCTAATGATATTAGTTGCTCTTCTTTACGTCCCATCGCTTCCAAGTGCATAGGATTCGCTGAGGGCTGTAACATAAGAGCCGTGCCGCCCTCTGGAAGTGGCAAGATGCTGCCATCGCCAAAACTATAGCCGCTTGGTAACATCTCATCAAGCCAATCTTTGTTTGGAACTGTAATAGCTGGCGTTGGCGTCAATACTCTTAAAAAGTCCTCATAATCAGCTGAGTTTTGATAGTGTCCTTGAGTAACGTCCACTATACTCCAAAGTGGCATATCATCAACACTTGTATCGTTATCGGTTGAGCCGCAAAATATAAAAGGAATATAATCTAATCGTGAGCCATTTCCTTTAGTCGGAGTTTTAGTTTCAATAAATTCTAACTCACTATTTTCTTTAATCTCATAATAATCGACTGCATACAATCCACTTTCATCGAGTTTCAATCGCTTCAAAACATCACCCGTGCTTGTAATCAAATCTACAGCTACAAACTTTCCACTTTCATCGTGCATCCAGTTTATAATATTTTCTGCTGAATAAGTAACGATATTAGAACGAGTGTCTGCAAAGTCTGTAAGCACGCCTTGACGGCCTACTTCGATAAGATTAGTGATCACTCTCTTTGACAACTGCTCAAGGCTTAAATATGCGTTTGCTTTATCCTCTAAGTAGTCTATTTGCGAAGGTAGTTCTATTTGTGGTGGAAGTCTAAACACTGAACCAACAAAAGCATTACGAGTTCTTGCAGGGTAGTTTGTGTATTTCGCACGTTCTTTGTATGCTTTGTTACGGTTAATGCCTATCTGTGATTTGTCTTGTGTAACATCTTGTAGATAAGCTTGTACACCTTTTTTACCTTTGACAAACTCTCTAATTTGTTTCCAGTATGGCAGATTTTCTAAATACTCTTCGTGGTATGTAAGTTTCATTGCAATAAACCTTAATTTGATTTATTGCAATTTTAGCAGTTATTTAGTATCGTAATTATACGCTTTCACATAGACAATCCATAGCCCATTCCCATATACCTTGTATTTACGCTTTAGCTGTCGCATTGCTTCGTTTGTTTTATTAAAGTAACGGGCTAGTATTTTATGGTCTATATTAATATTTGTCATATTATAAATTCCATTTTATATTCACTATCGAATGTCGCTGGAGTATTGCTTTTTAACTTTTCTATTTGATTTCTAATATCATAATATTTTAGTGGGTTATTTTCAAACCACTTCAATCTATTTGATATATATTCAACATCTCCTTGACATATAACCGTTCCATATTCATCAGTGAGATAGTGAGTACTGCTGCTTCCTATTCTTACAAAATCGTGAAGTGTGCCTTTTTGAACCTCTTCTTCGTAGCAGTACGCAAATATTTTAATCATTTTGAATCTCCAAAGAAGAATATGTTTTTATTTTATATATTTCTATTTTTTTTGTTTCTTTATTTTTAATTTCTAGCCTAATAAAATTACATAAATGACATTCTCTAACTTGCTTTATGTGTTCTTTATATGAGAGCATCAGCATATCTTCATAAAACCCTCCAGTGGTTGTTCCTCTAGTATAATAAAGATAAGCGATACTTTTGTCATAGTCCAATAGGTTTAAAATTCCTATTATGTCTTTTTGTGCATTATTCATTACATTTTTCTCCCATTTCTAGGCTCTTGATGCTTCGCAATAGCGCCTACTAGCAAGTTAGGAAG